GGAGGGGACTGGATGTACCAGCCCCCATATGAATCTATTTATATTAGGCGGTTGAGTTGCCTGTTACGCCACCAGATACTTCCCAGAAGTCGTATTGGAACGTAACTGTAAATTCTTCAATCGCATCCGTTGTTTCCCAAGCCATTTCAATAGCAGAAACTTCAGTTGGGAACATACCATTGAAAGTATACTCACGAATAGGAACACCAGTCTTTGAGAACTGCGTAATCTGAGCATTAGACTTATATAGTAGAGGTGAAGCAGAACCAAACTCACGGATGTTACCAGCGTGAGAGTTGATTGAGTTTGACCACTGTTCCATTGCGTTACGAATGAGAAAGTCTTCATCGTTGATGATAGTAACTGTCCATTCAGCAAATGTTCTGTCGCCAGCAACTTTAATCTTGCGACCAAAATATGGCACTTCAATCACACCTGTTGTAGATGCTGGTATCTGTGCTGCTTTGACCATGAATGGAACTTTAATGTCACCTGCGCCGTTTGCCGGATTAGAAATTTGTACTTGGAAGAGCGATGCTCTCGCTCCCCCTAGCACTAATTGGCTTCTAATCTCTTGAATGTTGAAAGCCATTTATATTAACTCCTTTGTTTAATACTATTTATCGTTTTTATTAGAACTTACCTACAATTTCTTCAAACTCTACGCCAGTTCTAACTGCAACAAAGTTTAACTGAATGAAGTTAATTGACTTAGCAGGCTTAATATAAATGTCACCAATAAACTCGTTGCGATCAATAACTTCACCTGTATTGTTTGACGTATCACAAACAACTCGGAAGTCATAGATACCACGACGACCCTGTACGTCACGAAGGAATGGCTCAACTAGATTGCGGAACTGTGCCCGTGTAAACTCATCATTGAATTCAAAGAGTGAATACTTAGCAGCAGTAGCAATTGCTTTTTCAAGAACGATAAAGAGACGACGAACGTTGATGCGGTCAAATGCGCTTGGTTTAGCAAGTAGTGTCTTGTCACCAAAGAGAAGTGTACCTTGACCAGCTTGTGTAATCACTGGATTTACGCCAGCTTTATAGAGTTGATCACGTTCGCCTTTTTTAGGATTGTATGCTAGTTTGACAACGTTCTTGATGATGCCACGGTTGTAACCAGCAGGTGAATACCATGGGTCACGAGTGTCATCTGTGCGAACGCAAAGACCAGCAATGTCACCATTGAGAGGAACATAGCGGAACTTATCATTATATTTGTCATACTGATATTTGTAACCAGAGTCAACAACAGCGTATGATGATGGAGATAGAGCAAGTTCAAATTCTAGAACCTGATCAAGTTCAGCACCGAGTGCTTGCTCAACAACATCATCACGTTCTGGTGAGATGAATACAACGCAATCTTTACGAACTTCAGCGATATTATCGATAAGATAGTTAGCGATAACTGTGTTTGCTTTACCAGCAAGAACAAGAGAGATATCAATCTCTTCTGCATTTTGATAGAGGTCGATACCTCTAGCAAGTCTTGATAGAGCAATCGTTGATTCTGTGCCGTTCGTGCCTTCGGAACCATTTGAGAATGATGTATAGTTGGCACCATCAGCAAGTGAAGCGGCAGTTGTCCAAATGTAGTTTGAACGCTCGTTGATTACATCTTTGTAGAAAATAGAATTACCTTGATCATCTAAGGTGCCGTCTGTTCTACTAACATCAGCGTAGACTTCGAGGATTGTGTTTGCTGTACCAGTGATACCACCATCTTCGTCAACAACGACGATATGAGCATTAGAGCCAGAAGGTGCGCCATCCACGTTTAGATAGTGTGCCCACTTACGAATTGCTGCTGTAGGCGAAGTGTCTGATAGACGATATGCTGGAGCAAAAGTGATAACACCAGCATCAGCCTCATCAAGTGCTGTTGATACAACGGTTAAATCTTGAAATCCAATAGAGGAGTTACCAACACGAAGAACGTCACCGGCAGCTAGATTTGTAGTGCCGTTCGAACCACCAACAGCGGTATTTAACTGCGTATTAGCGCATCCAATTGTAGTAGCGCCTGTAGCGATACCTGTTGCAAGCGTAATAGCTTCGGAAAAATCAGCACCATCATAACATACTGAGATTTCTAAATTGTTACCCCATGTGCCTGCTGATTGAGCGACGAACTCGCCTTGACCAGAAAGTGCTTCTGATTCTGTGCGTGTTTCGATGAGGATTGTCGTGTTACCAGAAGCAGAAGCAGTTACAGCATCTGCGGCTGTGACACGAGTAACGTATAGTTTGTTACCATATGATAGAAAGTTAGAGGCAGTTAAGAATGTTTCATAGTTGTTTGAGTTTGGCTTACCGAAGCGAGCAACTAAATCTTCCTCAGAAGTGATAAGAGTTGTTTGCTCTACTTGACCTTGTGTAAAAGTGCCGACAATGACACCTTCTGTTGTTGATACGGCAGGAACTACGGTCGAGAGATCAATCTCCGACACATTAACACCTGGGCTTACTTGAAATGGCATAGTTCATTTCTCCTTGTGATAGAGATTTATCGTTATTGAATATTTCTATTATTTATAAAAAACGATATTTTACTGAGACGATAACCATGCTCCATTCCCACGATCAACATGAACAATGTCCTGTGCTGCGTCGTCGTTACCAGAATCATAGAAACCGAAAGGCAAAAGGTCTTGCATCATTTGTTCTTCACTTCGTTGCCTTAATTTTGTAAGAGTATTAATATCAGTAATCTGACTAAAATATTGTTGTGATGATAACCAAGCAAACAGAACCAAACACATAACTAAATCGTCATGGCTCCCAGATTCTGCTTCGTAGCTATTACCTTTCCTAGAAAACTTTGAAAGTTCATTGATAGTGTCAAAGTCGTTAATAATGATTTGGTCTTGCTCTATCATCATCTTTAGAATAGAGCATCCAGTAGCCTTCACCGACTTTGTTGTTCGAATGCCTTTATCGATGTTCTTACCACTAAACCCACTTGATATTCTCTTACCAGACCTACCAGCAGATTCAGTTGATATCAAATTTTCAATTTCGTATTCATAATATAATAAATCAGACACTTGTCCACCAATATCGTTTATCTCAACTAGAGTATGTGCATTATTATAATATGTTGTCATTCTATGTATAACATCTGTATATTCAATGGGAGTGACGAAACTATCTTTATATACACATGCCTGTTGATATGGCATTGCTGTAATATCGATGATTTGAAAAGCTGAATAATCTAAACCTTTACCTCTTGACACATCAACTACACAAGCATACATTCTATCTTTTTCGGGTTGTTGGTATACTTTGATGCCAGCTTGATCTTGAACTGGCGTTCTGTGAAATAGCTGCTTGAGTTTAGACCCGTCAATAAGCGTACCAGAACTACCAAGAAACTCACATTCAAATTCCTGTGCAAACTTCTGTGAATCAAAGTCCATAGAAGCAAGGGTTTCTTTCTTCCATTTCTCACCTCGACCCGGCACTTTATACCAAGGAACTTCTACAAAAGCATATCCATTACGCTCTTCTTTTGCCCCTTGAAAAGTCTTGTAGAAATGATTGAGACCGTTTGGCGTAGAGGTTAGTAGAATCTTTGTTGTCTCACCAGAAGAGATTGTTGGAAAGACTGAAGCGAAGAATGAATCCCAATTCTCTACGAATGCTGTTTCATCAATATAGAGATATGATACAGATTTACCACGAATCGCACTACTGCTTGTTGCAGTAGCAATAATCTTGCATCCATTCTCAAACTCAACAGAGCCTTTGTTCCATTCAACTACACCTTGTTGAATCCATCTTGGAAGTGCTTCAAACGCAATTTTAATACGATCAAGAATCTCTCTAGCAGCATCACCTTTGTTAGCGAGCAATGCTACTGTTTTATGTTCTTGAAACAAAATGTAATGTAGAATGAGAACGGCAGCGGTTGTCGTCTTACCTGCTTGTCTTGAGGTATTGACAATAACATTTCTGGAGTCTTGAGATTTTTCTATGATTTCTTTTTGATAATCATATAGCACAATAGGAATAAGACCGTGGTCAACGTGAACGATTTGAATATACTTTTCAGCGAAGTAGACCACATCTTTTGCACACTTCACATACTCTGCTACGAGTTCTTGTGTCCATTCAATCCGAGTGTCTTTTCTTTTTAGATTTGCGTTTCCATTATAACCAAGTCTTTCGATGTTCATTATAGTTCTTTCAACGCTTTCTGTAAGTCGGCTGTCGAACCAACAAACAGATTATTGTTTACTGTCTGTGGTCCACCAAAGTCTTCTTTAGGAGCGAGTTCCTGCTTCTTTTTAGAAAGGTCGAGTAGGTCTTTGTTAGCGTTGACAAGAGTGTTCATTAGAGTAGATACAACTTCATACGCTCTTGGATGCTCCGAAGCACGAGCAACATCTATCATCTGCTCAAGTGCATGGTTGCCTTGCTCAATGACAGAATACAGATTTTCTCTTGTATATTTGAAGTCGTTCTCGATGTCATCATCTGTCTTTTCAGGAATAATGACTGAAACACTTTCATGCTTTACTGGTTCTAAACCTAAAGCATCAGTGATAGTCTCATCATCCATCTAACTATCCTCTACAATAACAATATATGCAAAATCATCGTCTTTGTTGATTAGTGAGTGGTCAATAGATTCGTTATCTGGCACTGAGATTGTAACGGTTGGTGTTGATGAATAGCCAGAGCCACCGCTTGTAAGAATAATCTCACGAATACCATCATTTACAACATTAGCACTTGCTGTTGCAGTGTTACTACCCGAATCAGGAGCAGAGATTGTAACAGTAGCGCTATTGTAACCAATACCATTGTTGAGAATTTCAAACGATGATACGCTATCACCAGATATCTGAGCGTTTGCTGTAGCACGAACTGTCTGGCTAGAAACGAATCCTGCTGGGTCACCATTTGCTAGTAAGCCTGGGAATACCTTGACGCTTTCCATTGAACTATTAGAATAATCTCCGTTTGCAAACTGACTATAGAAGTTGACGTTAGCAAACTTGATGATTTTCTTAGTGGTGACTGGACCAAAGAAGTAACCTTTCATCGTGAACGTTAGCGTCCAGATTACAACTCTTCTTGTGCTGAAGTCTCCTTCATACACTTCTTCACTACTAATAGAGTTCAAGATTGTTGGTATGTCGAAATACTCATTCAACGAATCGACAAGTTTGACAGAAGCAGTCCATTCTGGTTTGAAGAACGGCAATATCTGCTCTAGAATCTTAGTACCATCTTCAGAATACTTTGCCATAATAGACAAGGTAAAGTCCATATTGTATGGTGCTGGTGCAAACTGTGTCGTTAGAATATTGTTATTAGAAGACTCTGTTTTTGTGTTACGAACCCTACCAGTCAATCTACGGTCTGGATCATATGTGAGATTTGTCATCTCAAATGACATACGAGGAAGAGAGACTGATGCTGGGCTATTCAGACTTGGGTCGCCTTCAATCCTTGCAAGAAACTTCTGCATTGGACCATAAGCGATAGGCACACGAAACTGCTTCTTTGTTACACTACTAT